ACTATGCACAGGGCTTGTTCCTCGTGCGTAACTGGGGGAGGCAAACATGAAGTGGTACACTAACCCAACGTTCTGGCTGTTCATCTTCTTCCTTGGCATGTGTGCCATCCTGTTGTCTGGTTGTGCCAACTGGTCGGTACGTGGACAAGCTGAGTACTCGGCAACCCAAGCCCTGATGAATTGGGCGTCGTCAATCGGCCCTCTCATTCGGTAGGATTACCAAATGTTACAACCATACCTTGACCGAATGGTTAGCAAACTGGCTACGGATTGTATGGCACAGCGTGCACAACGATTCTTTTATAAGGATTGGTATGCACAGAACTACAACTACTGTTATGACCACATCATTCAGCTTAGTACCGTTATGTCACAGCATCCGTACATCAAAGGCAGGAGGTTTTTGTGGTGGCGTATTGTAAAAAACATATTCGTGCTGGCATTCTATGCAGCGCAGTCTTGCTTGCTGTCCTGCCTTCACTGGGCTATACGGAAACTGTCAAAGACTTCCGTGACCCAGAAGGACGGCTCTTTGAAGACTATCGGTACTTTCCCCCGGCACTGGTAGCCAGAGCTAAGGTGCTGTTCGATGAAGGCTACTTCATAAACACTGACCTGTACAAATTCATCAAGAAAGAGTACGGCTTTCAGGCGGCAGAGGACTTTCGCTTCTGGTGGATTCGTTCTGAACTTATCAAACATCAGGAGAAGTAATGTTTAATCATGAAGAACGTATAGCCGTGCTCGAAAGGATAGTCAAAGACCTTGATAGAATGTACTTTGTACTTCTGTTTGCTGTCTGCATTGAGCTTGTTGCTATCGTATGCTTATGGGAGTATGTATGAACAACAACGAAACCCAGCTTCTTAACTCTGTACTGGCAATAGCTGCCCTCTCAGCTAACATCTCTCCCGAAGAACTGAAAGAATACGTCAATGTTCTTTCTCCGAAGGAGAACTCCAGTAAAGTCAGGAGCGATGACAGGTTCAACGATGCAGACATCCTTCGCAGTGCCGTTGGACTGCTTCGTGTGTACCGTGACGAGACCATTGCAAAGATGGTTCCTGCTGAGAGGCATCCTTTCTTGAGGAAGATTACTCCTGCTATCGGTATGCTGGAAGAGTGCATGGAGTACTTCGCTAACAAGGAGTAAGTATGCACATCTCAGAACAAGCACGGTATGCCTTTAACCTTTTGCGTGAAGCGCAAGATGTTAAGGACGAACTTCAAAAGAAAAGACAACATATGGATGAGCGGATGTATGTTAAGTCGCTGTTATCTTTGGATGATACGATAGATTGCTGCGCTCGTATCATTCATAAAAACATATGCCTAACATCACGGGACATTACACGTATGTGTAAGGAGGCAAAAGATGTTCTCTCTTCAAGAGTTCGGTGAACTCAGGTATCTGTGGTTGAAGTACAGCCTTGAACTCAAACGTTGCCATACCTACGTAAAGAAGGATGGCAAGATGGTGCCTACTGGTATCGACAGCGAGCGCATGAAGCGATACTACAAAAGGATAGTTGCAGTTGATCGTGCACTCAAGTGCCTCATTGCAAAATATCCTGCTGCAGTCTTCTACGCTTTTGTTTGTCCTACTGGCAGTCTACAGCACTTTGATGCTCTTACCAGACACGACAGTGCCTGAATAACTCAGGCGTCATATACATAAGGACTTCAACATGGAGGTAGACTACAAAGCTATCTTTGATTTCATGCTCAGGTCTGGGCTCTGTGCTGAGTCCGACCGACCGCAGGCTATGGAACTTGTGGAAGACTGGCTTAACATCTACAAAGAAACAAATGAACAACAAGGAGATACATTTTATGGGAACACCTGTTGGTTCTGCTATTCTTGACAACGAGATTGTCAAGTTCTTTGAGGAACTGATTGAGTTCTATGGACACGGCAGTCCGCAGGCTCGCATCATTGAGCGTGTCAAGCGCAGGCTGGAGCTCGTACCTGTTGGTGATAAGTACGAACGCCTGTGCCCCACGTGCAAATGTCCTGCGTGTGGCAAGACCAGATCGCAAGCCGCTGCTATCGCTCGTGAACGTCAACGCCGGGGTAAATCCAAGTACTCTGAGCGTAAGTATCCCGGCATGGGGATGGAACTGTCGCAACCTGACGACGACATCCCGGTAAGGTCTGTCGGCTTCTCTGTCCTCGACATCGGAAAGGCTGAGGCTGATGCCGTAGCCTACGTCATAGGCACCGCCCCTTCCAAGCTGGGCAAGTAGCACCTGCTACTGTACCATATACACAATGAACTGCAACCATCAAACAAACGGAGTATCTACTATGTCCATGCGCAACATCTTCAAAATTGTCCTTGATTCCAACGCTGAAGCTGGCAAGCTCGTGACCGCTCGCATCGCAGGCAAGGCTGCGAAGGAAGCTCTCTTTGCCAATCCCACCGTGTTGCAGGGTGTGCTCACGTCCTCCGCTGTGCTGACCGCTGCGTCCCTCGCTGACCCGGACACCGCCCATGGCAAAGCTCTGCACTACCTTGGCCTCGGCATGACGATGGACTCCGCCGATGAACTCCTGCGTGTGTGCGACGAGGCGGGCGTGTTCCAGATGAAGGGCACCGCCGAAGACAGCGCGACGGCTGACATGCAGGCTGTGGTTTCCAAAACCTTTGACTCCAAGCCTTTCCTCCAGATGCTCGGTGTTCTGCCCAAGGGTGACGGCACCAAGGAAACCAAGCCCCGGTTCTCCACGCAGGCCAAGCCCGCCGGTGTCACTGCCAACGCCATCGAGAATCCCAACAAGATCGAAGCCAAGGAAGAAACCACCGCTGAACCCGTGTCTGTGAAGGTCGGCCCCGAAGTGGCTACGCCTGTTCTCCTGCCCACCAAGGACGGCAAGGATGCCAAGACCGAAAAGCCTGTGCTGCGCTGCGCCTTTGAAGGTTGCGGCAGTGTCCTTCGCAAGGTGGCTGAACAGAAGCCCTTCCACCTGCCCACCGACAAGGACACGCAGAAGTACATCACCGATGACGAGCGCAAGCTGGAAGGCAGCTACCTCTGCAAGTTCCACCGTGACGTGGTGACCAAGGCCATCCAGAAGCGGAAGAACGATGACCGCATGAACAAGGTGCGGGAACAGCGTCTGGCTGAAGCCACCGATGAACTGGCCAACGTGGAAGCTGAACTGCGTGAAGGTGAAAAGGCCCTCGCTGCCAGCGAAAAGACCATCAACAAGATCACCGACCCCATCATCAAGTCCGGCGCCGAGAAGGCCGTGGAAGAAAAGCGCAACAGCATCCAGAACCTGCGCAAGCGCAGCATCGCCCTGCAGAACAAGTGCAAGCAGATCTCCGAAGAGATCGCTAAGGCCAGCAAGTAACACACTGAAACTCACGGAGGTATGTAGTACATGAACAAAGACAATGAGATCATTCTCGACATGGAAGCGGCACATGAACCGGTTGGCTTCGGTGCTAAGGTCATTGGCCTTGCCAAGAGCGTGACCAGTTCTCCCACCATGCACCGGCAGATCGACAAGACCAAAGAAGCTGGTGTAGTTATCACCAAGCTCGCCGCTGGTCGTCTGGTTCTGAACAACGTGACCGATGTGATTGCGTCCGGCCTGCCTTGGGGCATGGGCGGGTTCATCAAGTCCAACCCGTTGAATGAGGCTCTGTTCAAGTTCAGCTTGGCTCAGGCTCTGTCCATCATGGGCGGTGCGTTTGTCTCGAACGTAGGTGAAGACGATCCGAAAGCCAAGTACTTCCTGACGGCCATCGACGCGGCCACGCTTGCGTCTGTCGACGCTCTGCGTGAAGCCTCCGGCATTGAAGAGTTCATCATGTCCAAGATTCTGACCAAGGATGTGATGGACAAGATCAAACCTCTCGTCAACACCCATCCCATGTAACCCATAACAAGCAGGGCCGGGGTAACTCGGCCTTGTTTGGAACTAGGTTGCAAGTGAAAGGAGTAAGGCAGACACTGTCGTGTACATGAGAGCAAGCGCAACTGGTAGGTTGCAGCCTCCGCACAAGGTACGCTCCACCGAACGTGTAGACTTAGGGTGGCTAATGAATTGTTGGTTAGGTAAACGCTTTGCAAACTTGTGTATCAGAGTGAGGTATAGAATCCTCGATGGCTGCTGATACTGTGCTCAATGTCGGCACATCAAAGCAAACTACGGATACACAACTTGTGTTTTGGGTCGAACACAGAGCTAGTGGATGACGCAAGTAACATGAGTACCGGCTAGCCATGCCGCGAAGTTGTTACTGAATATGGCAGGTAAGATAGTCTAGCAATGTGCATCATGTCCTTCATAAGATCAACTTACTGACTACAAGGAGCCAGTCATGTTTGATATACTAGGAGAACTCATGGTGTCCAGCCCTGCAGTGCGACAAGTCTATCTGCATGGTGGTGCACTGGTGGTTGGCGTGGGACTGTGTGCTTTTACTCTGGCACGGTATAGAGAGTACAAGTATTGCAGACACGTGTTGACGGAGGAACTTAACAAGCTGTACTCGATGGGTATCATCATGAGAACTGTTGCGTTCACATGTGAAACCAGCTTGGTGATGGCTGATCTCATCGAAGCTATGGCTACAACTAGGAGTAGATGGTATGTCTTACACCTCGTTGTTCGGTCACTGCGAAGAACCCCCGTAAAGGAAATGCTGCTGGATGCCTTGCACGCAAACAAGGTACAACCTCTGACTGGACTTAAGAGGCTCAAGGCCCTGTTTACGTCAGCGTTCTAGCTTCATATCTTTAACATCTACTCGGGCTGAGGTTGGCTGCTCTCTGCTAACCTCAGTCCGTTTACGTATAAGGAGAAAGGTTATGCCTACATATCAAGACAAGATGAACTACTGGTCACAGAAAGATCCCTATGCTCCTCCTCGATTCCTTCCGAAGAAGTCACCTCAACTCACCGAAGAAGAGGTGGAAGAATGGAAGCTGAAGAACGCAGGTAACTTTATCACCTGCCCTAAGTCTGGCACCCGTCTCTTGAGGAGTAACTGTGGCAAACTGCTGATGTGTTATCAGCAAGGGACATGCTATCATGTGGACTACACCAACTTCGACAAGAACCTGCAACGAAAAGCATACGACTTCAATGGGTAGCAGGGTTGAAGTGTGATAGGTGTAGAGTCAGGGATGTTCCTTGCCTCTTTCCTGTCACACTTTAACAAAGGAGAAACTTATGTTTCGTTTCCTGAAACCCCTTGTGTATGCGGTCATTGCCACGGTCGCCGGTTCCTTCGCCTACAAGGAAGGGAAGCAGGCTCTGTTCCCCGCTCCGGCCTCCGACCAGACCATCGACACCAAGCCGGTGGAAGACAAGAAGGACTAGTCTCCTTCTTTAAACCTTAACTTGGAGAGGTTGTCATGAGTGTTGATCAGGATGCGTTAGACATCCTATGTGAAGTCTTCGATGATAGGATCGAGGATGTCATGTCAAACCGTGACAACCTCTCCTACACTCTGTATGATGACGATGGCTACCCAGTTGGTGCTGCTATCTTTGACGAGTTCAAGTCTGGCGATCATGTCAGATATGTCTACGTCTACTGGATTGGGGTGCGCTACCGTGGTGTAGGTATTGGAGGACAGATACTTCGCACCTTGCACCGGCAGTACCCTGAACACTGGTTCAGTTTGAGTACACTCAAGTCGAACACAGATGCTGTCAGATTCTATCAACACCTAGGGTATCAGATAACTGGAGACTTACCCGGATGTCCTAGCTTCTATCATCTCCAGCGCAAACCTGAAAAGGAGTTCACCTCATGAGCGGTGATCAGAACAACAACAACCAGAACCAGCAGAAGCAGAAGGGTGGCAACCAGAACGGCCCGAAAGAAGGCATCACCATTGCCACCTCGGTCAATCCTTCGCAGTCCGGTACCCTTGGCCAGCAGGTTCAGGGTGCCATCGTCACCAGCATTGGCGGTGCCATCGCTGCGTTGGCTTGCGCCGGTGTGCAGAAAGGATTCGACTGGATTGTTGGCAAGTGGACTGGTCGCAATGTTCGCCCCGTCTTCAACGTGACTCCCACCGGCCCCACCACGGGTGGCTCCGGCAACATCATGCAGGAACTGCACACTGTTGCGGGAAACAATCCCGATGAAGCGAAGCGTGCCATCCAGTCCGTGGCCAAACGTCTCGGTATGCAGATTGGCCAGCCTGCCCCTGCTCCCGTGACTGTTGACGCTGGTGTGGTGGAGATGACTCCTCCCACTCCGGCCCCTGCTCCCACCGCTGCTGATGTGGTTCCCAGTGATGCTGCCCTCAAGGTGGAAACCAAGCAGCCCAAGCCTCAGCAGCAGAACAACAAGGGCGGTAAGAAATGATTACCCGCATCGCGGGGTTCATTTTCTACGCTTTGATGACCGGCCTGTGCGCCATCACCACCGTTGGCTATGCCAACGATGCGGTTAAGGCCCTTGATAAAAAGAACTAACCTCTAGCACATGGCAGGACTCATGCATACTAGGTGCAACTAACGAAGTATCATGGGGTCTTGTGTAGGGATAGCACCTCCACATAAGGTTGTCTTGTGTGGGTTGTGTGAGTCCTGCTATGCATCTAGGGATTAGATCAATGTGCTATTCACCTAGCGTTGCCGACGCAGTACAGTCATGTTTATCAAGTCTAAGCGTATACTTGTGACCATGACCTTTGGTACTCATCACGTTTCAACTCACGAGGTTTCTCATATGTGTAACTGCACTTCCTGCTTCTGCTCCATGTCTTCCTCCATCGTCATGCCCGCCCCTGTTCGTCCTTCTGTCAAGCGTGGTGCTCTGCTCCGTGCTGTCAGTGGCGAGAAGGTCGGTGACTTGTACATGCTGGTGCGTGAAGCGACTGGTGTGTTCGCCAAGGACGCCGCCGGTAACAACATCGGTGCCCCGAAGAATCTCTTCAACCTCGTCAACCTGACGAACGAAGGGAAGACTCGTGTGTCTCGGCCCCAGCGCAAGCTGGTCTGGGGACATGACGAAGTACCAATGGATGTGATCGAGCAGCACTTTGGTTTCCAGATGGTTCCTGTTGCTGACAACATCAGCAAGATCGAACCTCTGCTCAAGGGCGTAGGCATGAACCTTCACGCTGCCAAGATTCGTGAAGAACAGTCTGCCTTGATGTACCGCCTGTTCTAATCTTTAAACCTGCTGGCCCGTGTGTACTCTTCTATGATGGTAGCTGTCTCTGTGTGAGACAAAGTCCTAACGAACATAGTGCACATGGGCTGGCCTCTTCGGAGGTTTGTATGTCCATTGATCTGAGTAAGCAATGGCCATCTCTTTTGTCTTATTATGTAGGCTTTCCTGCTGATGGAGCTGGTACCTACATCGAGAACATCTACAAACTGAGCAAGCAGAACAAGGCTAATCTGGCTGCTAAGCTCGGGCTTCCTGACACGCTGACTGTCGAGGAAGAAGTAACGGTTGATTTGAATGAACGCTTTGCGTTCTCTTATCAGCTTGTCTGTATGGTCATGCCGGAAGATAAGCAGCCTACGTTTGATGAGTTCATTACGAACAGAACGTCTAACCAAATGAAGCTGTCCAAACGTATCTTGTCCTACGCCAAGACCAACAGCAATGTGACCGCGAAGATTCTTCTTAGCGGATTATATTCCAGCTCCTTCCGCTCTAAGCTGAACAAAGAACTGCCGAAGGTACCTGATGCCAAATCCTTTGTCAGTAACTCTGACTGTGCTGAGGCAGTTGTGATCACGCAGGACTACGAATACTACTCCGCCATCATTCAGAACATCTACTCTGAGATTGCGTCGATCAAGAAAGCGACGTATGGTTTCAGCATGGATATGTTCACGATGCTGTCGGCTGGTAGTAGCAGCAGCTTCTCATCGTGTTTTACGGTTGGAAGGTTCAACAGTAAGGGGCCGCTTGACATCGCTCTCTGCCCCTTGACTGGTGTAATCTACAACCGCCAAGGAAAGAACATCACTGGCAGAGCTTGGGTTGTCTTTGACAAAGACTTCAACAAGTTTATCGTCATGAAGTCTTATGGCTTTATCGACGACGCCATCATCAAGAAGGTGTGTGGTTGGTTGTGTGCCCTGCTTGACGATAAAGCAGACTGGTCATACACAAATGGAAACAGTGAAGATGTCTATCTTTCACTCGACTACAGACCAGAAGGATGGTACATTGACCCTGTTCGTATGTTCTTCTTCTCTTCAACGTCTGACAAGATCAGGAACATTGATGTGCGAGGGTGCGTAGAAGCACCTTGTTTGTTGTGCGGTAAGTATCATACCAAATCAACAATCATTTGCAGTGACTGCGAAGAAACAAAGCTGACCAACTGCAAGAGGTGTGGCAAGCGGATGCTTAAAACGGACAGCAACAAGCTGTACCCACTGTGTAATAACTGTGTGGAGAAGGTCACATTCTGTCCTGTCTGTGGTTCGATGATGCGGGAAGGCAAAGCATGTCCCAAGTGTGCATGGAATAACATGTGCGCTATCTGCGGCACCAAGTCTGACAAGAAGCTACAGTGGATTGAAGACATCCCTGTATGTGAACACTGCATCAGTATCTTGCACAAGACTACCTGCGAATGTTGTGGTTCTCACGGCTTGATGTATCCTTATCGTGGCCATGCTTTGTGCAACAACTGTTACCAGCAGTTGTCTTCTCTGCCTTCGTCAACAATCAGTAAAGCACAGGTTCACATCAAGGCCAGCATCTTGCAGAACTTTATAACCAGCAATCCTGATCTCAAGATTAGCTGGAACGTCAGCGAAGGAGACGCTAATGAGCATTGAGAGACTCAAGACAATCCTTCGCATGACGGATGCGGAGGTAATACAGAACATCATTGGTACTCTGACGAGTTCCGACTCTGGGTACGAAGTATACACTGACGACGAGAACTTCGTCTTCGGTATTCCTACAACTGATACCATATGTCCTGTGCTTTTGCAGGCGCATGTGGATACAAGACGACACGCCTCGGTGGATGAACCTCTCATCTTGTGCACCGAGTACGGAGTCATTACGAATGCCAACGGTATCCTCGGCGGTGATGACCGCTGTGGTGTTGCTGGTATTCTGGACATCATTGAACGCCATACCAGTAAACCATTCGTTCTCTTCACAAACTATGAAGAAACGGGTGGCAAAGGCATGAAGGCTTTCCTCAAGACTGGCTACCTCGACAAGTTCGTCGACCATATTTATTGTGTCATTGCCCTTGACCGAAGGGGACACAATGAGTATGTATACTATAGCCCCACGTTACCGAGCAAGCTGACGTACTTCCTTGCCAAGCTCGGTTACTATGAGGCCAATGGTTCTTACTCTGACTGCTATGATCTTTGGATGAAACATGACATTGCTCATGTCAATCTGTCGTGCGGTTATGGTCGGCAACACACAGCCGATGAGTTTGTCTTGGCTGAAAGTTACGTGTCTTCCATCCTTCGCGCTGATCGTTTGATGCAAATGATTGACGAACCCTTCCGTGTAAAGGAACGCTTCACGTACCGAAGCGGACACGGGTACTCGTCTGTCGTTTATCCTATCCCCAAGCCTGCTGACAATGCTGGTCAGGGAACTGCTGCTCTTGAAATAGTAGGCAGTGAAGAGCTTGCATCTGACGATGGCCCTGAATATGTTCAAGGAACTCATATCCATTCCCCTGTTCACATGCCTCCTGAAGCGGTGTACGCATACTCTGCGGCACCGAAATGTTTCGTGTGTGCGCGAGACGACAGACCGATGGAGTATGATACCAAGAACAGTTTCTTCATCTGTGAAACGTGCAAGAAACAAATCATTAAACACTTTGACACAGTGACAGTCCCCAACGCTATGGCGTACTACGACATGCTTGAGGAAGTCCGGGCCAAGAGCCGAGAGGCTAACAGGAATTTGAACAAGGCAAAGCTCAAGGCCAAGAGTTCTCTTCCTGTGTGTCCCGGATGTGGTGACAATCACCATGTCATCTGGTCGAGGAAGGACATAGGATTTGTATGCACGTCTTGCTTTGAGTACCCTTCTACCGATGGATACAACGGTAAGTTCTGGGTACGAGGAGACAAGAAGTTCTTTGTGAAGACTGTGAATGGCAAGCAAATGGTACTGGTGACAGATCTTAAGGGTGAACACCTTCTGTCAAGTGAAGAGCTGTTGAAGAGCAGTAAGCTTCACCAGTGCGCTGTCTGCCATGAGCCTCACATCTCCTGCTCTTGTGAAACCATAGGCAAGACGAGAAAGGTAAACGTATATGTTTGCCCCTCTTGCAAACAAGAAGCCTTGGATACACTTCTCAATGACAACCTCCCTCCGTGGGACTTGGATTAGGAGGATTACAACATGATCGTACCACGTCGTCCTGAGATTTGCAATCCTTCTATTCCCGGATGTGAACTCAAACTTCCTTTGTACACGGAAGAAGAACGGAAGCGTATTGAAAACATGATCGACTTCCCCGGTGAATATACCGCAGACGATTTTCGTTCTGCGCTTGACCTCTGCTTCAAGCGTAGCACGGAAGCGGAAGCTTTCATCCGTTCCCTGCACGACTACACCCTTCGTTTGAAAGGTGTGTGGCATAGGTGGCTGGGTGCTCTTCGCCCTGCTGCCATTGTTCGGAAACCTTAACACGAGGTGCTTATGCGTAATCGTATCAAGCAGTTCTTTGGCTGGTTGTTCAAAGGCATCAAAGCCCTGTGGCAGATCGGTTGGAAGAAGATCATGGACTTCGTCACCAACATAGAAGCTGCCAATGAACTACTTGACAAACTGGAAAAGAATGATTACGTAATCATTCCTGAAAAGATGTCAAGGGTTCACAAAGCTGTCTCTCTTGTGTCTGGATGTTGTCACAGTTTCTTTAACAGATTCCTTAAGAGGACTGACAAAGAGCACAAGCTGCTTGACATTGACATCCCTAAGAACTGGATGCGAGGGAAGAGAAGACGTTTAAGCGACGTTGAGCGGCTTGCTCTCTAGGAGAGGTTTTAAGCCTCGTTTACTATGAGGATGACCTATGAGTCATCTTTTAAATAAACGTGTCTTAGAATCAATCCTCGTGCGTTTAAACGGTATATGAACCATAACCGAGGGACGTAGAAATGTAATGCAAACAGAACACCAACAACAGTCCAGACATACTGTGTGTCTCTGACGTAAAGGCAAGACATGAACTCATGCTTAGAGAGAAGACAAACTGTCTTCGACAGTGGCATGGATGTATCAGCTTGTAACCATAACAGAGATGCAAGAGTATGACTGTTAGGCGAGAGGAGCTTGAGAAGTTCCTTGATTACGATGCACCTATGGATGTGCCAGTAAGACAAGCCTACTGTCCTTTCTGTGAACAACACAGGAAGAATGATAGTGCACACTGCTTCGTCATTACTCGCAAACGAAACGGATTCAGTATGTGGTGTCATAGGTGCCACACTAAATACTGGTACCCAATTAAAAGCCCATCATCTAGCGCGATCTTAAGTGAATTGCATCGAAGAGCAGTGGGCAACAAAGACAATGCCAGTGTCGTAACGAAGAAAGTCACTCTCCCGTCAGACTTTACCGCTGACATTCCCGCGTCAGGTTTGCTGTGGTTACGTACCTACGGCGTCAGTGAGGATGAGATACGCCGGTATCATTTTGGGTACAGCCCCAGACTAGATAGGTTAATCCTTCCTGTGTTCCGGGATGGAGAGCTGGTCTTTTGGCAGGGCCGCAACCTTTCTTCAGACACATCCAGACCTAAGTACATGAACGTGAGATCACAAAGGTCAGATATCGTTCTGTTTGTAAATAACCAAACATCGAAGGTCGTACTCGTCGAGGATATTCTTTCATGCCTCGCAGTAGCTAGGGCCGGTGTGAGTGCTGTTGCTCTACTTGGAAGCTACGTGAAGATGGATCTTTTACGTGATGTTCTGGCGGACGCAGATATAGATTGTATAAAGGTCTGGCTTGATCCCGACAAAAGACAAGAGGCATGTAAGTACGCAAAGCAATTGCGTGCACTTGGTTACAGTGCAAGTCCAGTTGTACTAGCACACCAAGACCCTAAGTGTTATAAACCCGAAGAAGTCCAACGCTTCATAGGAGGTGTGACATGTTCGGATTCGGAAAGAAAACCTACGATGGGCCTACGTGGAAAGACGTGTCCATCGGTGTGACCATCGGTAAGAAAACCATGAGCATCTTCGAGATCATTCGTAAGTTGTTCTGGAATGTGATCAACATTATCAGCAACGCCCGATCTATCTGGCGTACTTTGTGCAAGGCGGTTAAGGAGGTGTGCCATGCTTAGCTTCAACGATAAGGCTGTCTCCTTTGTACAGTCTTCCTCCTCCTCTGGCTACGACATACAGCGCAGCCTGTCTCGTAAGCGTAACCAGCTGTCGAACTTCTACGACATGGAGCTGGCTATGTGTGACTCGTGTGGCACGCTTTTTGCAGACAAGCTCAAGTCGATGCCGTGCCCTAAGTGTGGCAGCACTAACGGTAGGAGTCATTCGTACAACACTACGAGTCTTGGCTATCTTGATAACATCAGGATGAACTCGTTCACCTACGCTATGGCTGCTTAATAAATATGCAGACAGGTACTTGACAAGCAGGTATTTGATCTTATACCTATAGTACTATAGGTTACTTAACAGGTAAACCTAAAGATAAAACCTTTAGGTTAATATATTAAGTATCTTAATAAGTATCCTTGACTTTACTTAATTAAGTATTATAATATATCTAAGTATATCTTAGCCGTTACTTAACCTTACTTAAGTATAATATCTTAAATAACCTACTACGTAAATACCTTAATAAGTATATTATCCTAAGACTAAACCTAACTCTTAATTCATAAGTACTATAGGTAACTAATGCTTTAAACATTAAGACTATATTATTTCTGAATTAGAAGGTTGACCTTAACTCTTGAACAAGCAAGGCATTATGAACATTGAGGAAATCTCCCTTGTTTTGTTCTTGTTAAGCAAAGAAAACTTTGATAAGTATTTTAAATTCATCTTTGAGTTGAACCTTGAACTTGAAACTAAGAACTTTCTGAAAACAATTCAGGAATATTTCTCTGAATATCCTGATAAAGAAGTCCTTAGTGTTGAAGAATTACTTGTTTTCTTTTCAGTGAAGCACCCTATCCTGAAGAAGAGAACATCTTATTCTGCTTATCTTGAGCGTTTAGGTTCAACTGAGATTGATAATAAAGTACTTGAAGAAAACTTAAACCACTTCCTTGAAAAATATTTTGCAAGTGAGATGGTATTTAAGTTGACTGAAGTTCTTGACGGTGATTCATATTCTGTACTTGACGAAGTACAGGAAATGTTATCTGAGTTCAATGAACGCAAAGTGAAGCTTAACAAAGATGAAGACCAACTATTTGTAAAGTCTAACTTGACTGAACTCTTACAAGAAGAAGTACATGAAGCTGGATTACGATGGCGCTTGTCCTGCCTGAACGAAAGCATCGGAGAACTAAGAGGTGGTAGCCTTGGTCACGTATTTGCTAGAGTCGATACAGGTAAGACATCGTTTATTGTATCAGAAGTTTCTAACTTTGCATCGCAGTTGAAGGATGATGAGGTTATACTTTGGTGTAACAACGAAGAGAAAGGCAAGCGTGTTCTCTTTCGTATCTATCAGTCAGTGCTTAAGTGCAATAAGACTGATCTCATAAACTATCCTACTGATGCAGAAGAAGAGTTCACCAAATTAGGTGGGCACAAAATAAAAATCTATGACCAAGCTATCATCACCGTTGAAGATATTGAACAGTTGATGAAGACATATAACGTGCGTCTCTTGGTTATTGACCAAGGTGACAAGGTTCGTTTCTCTGGTGACAGAGATATGTCAACTGTCGATAGACTTAAAGCTGTGTACGGTAAGTTCCGTGAACTCGCTAAGTCATACGACTGTGATGTTATTGCTGTTGGTCAGGCGTCAGCTTCAGCCGAAGGGTTGAAATGGTTGAAGACTTCTGACATGGACAACAGCAAGACCGGTAAGCCCGGTGAGCTTGACTATGCAATTGGGATAGGAAAATCATTTGATGATGTTGACAATCCTGTTTGCAGTATTAGATATATATCTCTGTGTAAGAACAAGATGAATGAAGGTAAGCATGGCAGATATGAAGTAGTATTCAATGCTTCATGTGCCCTATATACTGACAAGGCTTCAGGTAGCTTCTCTGAAGTGTCGAAGTCCGACGACCAGTCTCACCACGGTTCTGGCTCACCTGAGATCAAGTCAACCTTCAAGTCACTCTTGTCTGAGATATATGGGAACCCTAACTTGGAACAGAAGTAAACATGTCCGTATTCACTAACAAGGTTATTGCTCAGGCTGATATCGCTTTCGAAGAGTTTGTTGCTAAGCTGGAACAGGAAACTGGTCTTGCTCTGCGCGACCTCTCCCTCGTCGACATGCTGACCGCTCTCAAGAACTATGCTCCGGCTGCTGCCGCTGCTATGTCTCTCTCTCTTGACGAGCCTGCTGTGACGACGACTAAGTCGAGCAAGTAATATGTCTTACGCGGTACTTGACATAGAATGTTCTAAAGCACCGAAGCACATGCCATGGACAGTAGGTTCATTCTTGTGCTCTGTTGGTATTGAACGTCAGGATGGTACCTCAACCGTGTGGTTCTTCAATCCGAATGATAGACCACATGAAGAACTTCTTGCTGAAATCCAACAAGAGATTGACAGTGTTGATTTCTTGATTGGACACAACATTAAGTTCGACTTGAACTGGTTGAAGTGGATTGGTTTGAATGTCAAGGACAAGCCAGTCTGGTGTACGATGGTAGCTGACTATCTCATAAATGGTCAGCGTAAACTTGAGTATAGTTTGAATGCTGTTGCCAAACGCTATGGCTTAGGTCATAAGCTCGATGCTATGGCTATGTATTGGCAAGCTGGATATGAGACGGATGAGATTCCGTTGGAGATTCATGAAGACTATCTCAAGCAGGACGTGCATCTTACACATGACGTGTTCAAGAAACAACTCCCGCTCATTGAGCGTGCAAGCCTTGGCAAGATAACGGAACTTTCTTTCCGTCTAACCCAGATCCTTTCTGACATGGAAGTATCTGGTGCAGCCTTCGACAAAGAAGAAGCTATTGCTTACTGTAACCAAACGCGTGAACAGGTTAAAGCAATGGACAAGACGCTGGTCGATCTGGCTGGTATTGACTTTACTCCCTCCTCTGCTTCACAACTCAGTGCTGTTTTATTTGGTGGTTCTTGGAAGAAAGAAGTTCCTGAACTTGTAGCTCGTCAGCTAAAGAG